GTATCCGATATAGTGGTCCAATAACAACCCAAGTAGAAAATATTGCATATCATAAAGGTAATAGTTTTTGGGTCAAGCATACCGAAGATTTCATTAAACTTGGCTATGCTGCTCCTGGCAAGGTAGCATTGCTATTAGATAGAAGTGCAGATATTTTGCATTTTATGAAAAGGCTTGCAACTAGTATTGATAATTTAGGTTATGATAGAGATGATTTTCGTGTGTGCTTTAGAGCAAGCAACAAAGAAGATCCAGAATTTAACGAATGGGTAAGAGAAAATGGATTTGGCGGCAAAATTGAACCTGCTAAATTTGTCATTTTCAAACATAAACCCGCTAAGTGGTTGTTCAAACAGGAAAATGATGTTACAATAGTAGCTACAAATAACATTATGCCGCCTACATTTCAAATATCACGTAATTGGCTGAGACACAGTCCTATTGTGTTATATGTAGGTGACATTAATCCGAACGAAGGAATAGTAGAAATTGCCGAGCTGTAAACTGTTTATTAAAGACGAAGTGAATATCAAGTTCGAAGGACTTGCGATTGAAACTAGACGTAAAATTGCAAACAAACTAAAGTTTGAACTTCCATATGCTCGACATATGCCTGCATTTAAACTAGGCCGCTGGGATGGCACTATTACCTTTTTTGGAATTGGTGGCACTGGCTATCTAGCTCATCTCGATGTAGCATTACCTATTGTACAAAATGATGGATATGAAATAGAAGTCATTGACCAACGCGAAAAGTTTGATATAAAGTTTGATAAAATTGACGAAAACTATTGGGCCGACAAAGGCAAAACTTGGCCCGAAGGACATCCGGCTGCTGGCGAGCCTATTGTACTAAGAGATTATCAATATGATGTTGTGAACAAGTTTATTGAAAATCCACAGAGCTTGCAAGAAGTTGCAACAGGTGCAGGTAAAACTATTACAACTGCTACACTAAGTCATATTTGTGAACCATACGGACGTACACTTGTAATTGTTCCGAACAAATCGTTAGTGGTTCAAACAGAAGAAGACTATAAGAACGTAGGACTAGATGTAGGTGTTTACTTCGGCGACAGGAAAGAACTTGGCAAGACACATACAATTTGTACTTGGCAGAGTTTGAATGTGCTAGATAAGAAAAAGTATGATGAAGAAGCTCTAAGCCTTGCTGAGTTTGCAGAAGGTGTGAGTGCTATTATTGTTGACGAAGTGCATCAAGCAAAAGCAGATGTACTTAAAAAATTACTAACTGTTAACTTTAGAAATGCACCTATCCGCTGGGGATTAACAGGCACAGTACCTAAAGAAAAACACGAATTTCAAGGTATCTTAGCAGGAATTGGACCTGTGATTAATCAAGTTAGTGCTCACGATCTACAACAGAAAGATGTACTTGCAAAATTAGATATTCAAATATTACAAACAAAAGATGTTGAAGAATTTAGAAGTTATGCTGAGGAATATACTTGGCTAGTTACTGATAGTAAACGTCTTGACTATATTAGTAATCATATTAACAAGGTTGTCAAAGACGGTAATACACTAGTGCTTGTAAACAGAATCGATACAGGGAATAAGCTACTAGAAAAATTACCAGACGCTACATTTATTAAAGGTGATGTAAAATTAGACGAACGAAAGGAACAATATGACGAGATTAAAACTGCTGATGAGAAAATTATCATTGCTACATATGGTGTTGCCGCTGTGGGCATTAACATTCCTCGTATCTTTAATCTTGTCTTAATTGAACCTGGTAAGTCTTTTGTACGTGTAATTCAAAGTATCGGACGCGGTGTAAGAAAAGCAGAAGATAAAGACTTTGTTCAAATATGGGACATCACATCAACGTGCAAATATGCTAAAAGACATTTAACAGAGCGTAAGCGGTTTTATCGAGAAGCAAAATATCCGCATACGGTAACTAAGGTAGAATATTGATGTATCCAGTAAATCCGACCCCATTAGAAATTAAAGAATTTGACGATTCTTGGTACGACAAAGATTACTTTGTTAGTAAAGATGGAACAGGAAATTTTCCAAAGCATCATTGCAAAATGACATATGTTGCAAGCGAACCTTTTATAGAAGGCAAACGCAACGCTATCGATATTGGATGCCGTGACGGTGAATACACTAGATATCTTACAAGAGATTTTAAACATACATTTTGTTTTGATTACAGATGGCGTAGGCTATTCGAAATAAATGTTGATACTAGCAAAGTCACACATTTTCAATGTGGACTTGGCGAAGAGAACAAGAGAGAATTAGTTAGTGGCGGCGGAAGTATGACTTCCGGCAAGATACCTAAAGAAAAATGGTATCCAGAACAGTTGTATACACTAGACGAATTTAATTTTGTAAATGTAGATTACATCAAAATTGATGTAGACGGCTACGAAGAAAAAGTTTTACAAGGCGCTGTGAATACTATTATGAAGTATAAGCCAGTGATTGTATTAGAAGCAGAAAACGGTGATCGCAGAGCAATAGAATATTTGCTTGTGCTAGGTTATGATATTGTTGCTTGGGATGCCGATCGCCGCAACGTAATAATGAGGAAATAAAAATGTCGAGAATATTAACATTAGAAAATGTGACATTTAATTTGAATGAACTACCTGAAGAAGTAGACGAAGAAGCAAGATTTAGTGTACTAGATAATAGCGATCCTAAAGAACCAGATTTTTTCTTTATGCCGCTAATATTTTTAGAATCTTTTAATAGTCCTGCAATTTGTATGAAGGTAGGAAAATATCAAATTCAAATGCCACTAGATTGGTGTATGCTTGTAGGAGATAGCGAATGTTTATCAGATCCTGAAGTATTGCCATTAACATCAATTAACGAAAGAGGGTTCGAAGCATTTAGAATGACTCCGATTAAAGGCTATCGCAGCGACTTTCTACCTATAGAAATTACAAACATCTACCACGATGTGCGATGGTATTTTCCAAAAATGAAAAATGGACAACTACTTACTGTGCCGTTACGAGACGGTGAGAATCCGCCGTGTGTTTATTTTGTAAAAGAGATAAGCAGACAATCAGAACTTGTTGAAATTTCAAAACTGTTCTGATAACTACTATTATAATAACAGGAGGGCCTAATGGGCATTAAAGCAGGAAAAATTTGGGGTCAGACAGAATTGATCCACGCTAACGGTGTGTTAGAATTTCATCGTATCGAATATAAAGCAGGATACAAATGTTCTGAACACGAACATCAATATAAGTGGAACGGCTTCTTTGTCGAGTCAGGCAAGATGCTTGTACGTGTTTGGCAAGACGGAGACCAAGAAGGACTCGTAGATGAAACTGTACTAGAAGCAGTACAGTTCACGCAAGTTAAACCTGGTAAGATCCATCAGTTCGAAGGCTTAGAAGACGGTGTAGCATTTGAATTGTATTGGGCTGAATTTAACCACGACGATATTGTAAGACGTACAGTTGGTACTCCGGTAAATGATTAAATTTTGGTTTGATAAATTTAGAGAAGGCAGAGCTAGTCATAGATTGCGAGCAAGTATTCCTTGTAAAGCTCTTGTCGATGCAGGTGTTAATGCAGAAGTTACACGAGACATCAACAGTATAACAGATAAAGATATTGTTATTGTACAAAAAGACAGCCTACTTGAAAATTTTAGAAAACTAAAACAGACTGGTGCAAAAGTAGGTTTTGATTTGTGTGATAATAAGTTTGAAGAACACTCTCATTATTACGATTTTTGTAAAGAAGCAGATTTCATCACAGTCAACTCTCCAACAATGGCTGAAGTAGTAAAAGAAAACACAGGCAGAGATAGTTTTTACTATGCTGACTGTGTAGATAGAAAGTTAACCAAGCCTACACCAAGATCAATTAACGGTCCTGTAAAACTATTATGGTACGGCACAAGTTCGTCAAACAAATACGTAGACTGGGCTGCTGTTACCAAGCAACTAGAGGCATCCGGAATTGATTACAAGATTACTGTGCTATGTGATAGAGCAGAGTATATTAGAAAAAAGATCACAAACAATTTAAGAAAAAATAATCCAAGTTTTGATATGAACAAAATGCGAAACATAGACTGGACTTGGGAATTACAACAAAAATTAGTTGACGAATGTGATATTGTGTTTATTCCTCTTTTAGAGCAAAATGAAAGAAGAACAAAAACAAAAAGCCATAACCGTGTAGTAGACGGTATCGCACAAGGTAGATGGGTAGTAACATCTGAATTACCTAGCTATCGTGTGTTAAAAGATTATTGTTGGTTAGGCGATCCTGTTGAGGGCATTAGATTTTATATGCGTAATCCGGGAACAGCCAACGAAAAAATCTTAAAAGGACAGGAATGGATTCAGCAAAATGCAAGTGCTGAGTCTGTTGCTAAAAACTTAATCGACATTTATAATGAGGTAATGAAATGAGTAAAACTATCCTAATTACAGGCGGTGCTGGCTTTATTGCACACCACCTTGTAGACAAAGTAATGCGTGAAACCGACTGGCGCATTGTAACACTTGACAGACTTGATTACAGTGGTAATCTTAATAGACTGCACGAAGTAGCTATGCAGTATCCAGAATCAGAACGTAAAAGAATCCGCGTAGTACATCACGATTTAAAAGCAGAAATTAATCCGCAAATTAGATCTATGATTGGAAAAGTTGATTTGATTGCACACTTAGCTGCTGGCAGTCACGTAGATCGCTCTATTGACTATCCTATGGAGTTTGTTCTTGATAATGTTGTTGGAACAACAAATCTACTAGACTATGCACGTAATTTAGATAGTTTAGATTTGTTTGCGTATTTTAGTACAGACGAAGTATTTGGCCCTGCTCCTGACAATGTCAAATACAAAGAAAACGATAGATATAATTCAACAAATCCATACAGCGCAAGTAAAGCAGGTGCAGAAGAATTAGTGGTAGCATACGAAAACTGTTACAAGATGCCTGCAATTATTACACATACAATGAATGTATTTGGTGAGAGACAACATCCTGAAAAATACATTCCAATGTGTATCAAACGTGCAAGAGACAATGAAAAAATTACTGTACACAGTAATCCAGAAATGACGAAAGCTGGTTCGCGTCATTACATTCACGCAGCTGATGTTGCGGATGCACTTATGTTCTTATATAATTCAGATCTAAGCAAATTAGAACCAGATTACGGTAACGCTAAATGTCAAAAGTTTAATATTGTAGGTGCTGAAGAATTAGATAATTTAGAACTTGCACAATTTATTGCTGACACACAAGGCAAGCCGTTAAATTATGAAATGGTAAACTTCCACAGCTCAAGACCAGGACACGATTTACGTTATGCACTTGACGGAAGTAAAATGAGCAATATGGGATGGAACCCACAACCAGTAAAAGATCGTCTAGCTCAAGTAATTGAATGGACGTTAGAGAATGATAGATGGCTCGCAATTTAAAAGAAGTAGTTGACGAACATATCGCAGAAGGCCGCGATATTAAATTACATCTAGGATGTGGCCCTAATTTATTTGAGGGCTGGATCAATGTGGAAGGCGAATACCTAAAAGATATGGAAGGTATAGTTTTGCACGATATTACACAACCGTTACCGATTCCAGATAACTGTGTAAGTGAAATTTTAACAGTACACGTTATTGAGCATATTATGCCCAATGATGTGAACGCATTACTCAAAGAATGGCTACGGGTCTTAAGGCCCGGCGGCTTTGTAGCAACTGAATGGCCCGATTTGCTAAAACTGTGTACCAATGTTGTTAATAACCCACACTACTTGTGGAGTGACAACAGTAAAGAACAAAAGATTAGTATTGCAGGTATCTTTGGTAAAATTGACAAATACCAAGACCCTGTAATGCTACACAAATGGGGTTATAGTGCGGAGTCTTTAAGTAGGAGATTCAAAGACTTAGGCTATTCTAAAACTAGAACAGAACAAAACAAATACAGGAAGACAAAAGCTGATAGTAGAGTAGTAGCATTTAAAGCAATCTAATAGGGGAGTAAAATGCAGCATAAGATAAGTGAGCTTTGTGATAAAGTAAACGTAATGTACGAGAAGGCAATGAACCTACGCAGGATAAAATATGATATTCCTAAAGAATCTCGAACACGTGAACAAGAAGCACAAATCAATTGGCTAGTAGACGACATTCAAGCATTAGCGACTGAAATTGCATACGATAGGGAACCTTACAAAGGTGATCAGTGAAAGCTATAAGAATATTTTAACAGATATTCACGCAACAACTAAGTTTGGTAAGAGACGTAAATTACCTGACTTCCTAAAAGGCTTGATCGAAGAGCTTGCTCCTGCAAGCATATTAGACTTTGGCTGCGGTAAAGGCAACCTAGTAGAAACACTTAGAGAGTCATATCCGGATAAAACAATTTTCGGGTATGATCCAGCAAATCCAAAATACGATATAGAATTACGTCCAGTCGATTTGATTATATCAACTGATGTAATGAAGCATATCGAACCCAATTTACTTAACGAAACACTTAATGAAATCCTTCCAAACAGTAAATATGTATACCATTTAATCAGCTGTGCGCCAGCTAAACTAATCTTACCGGATGGACGTAACGCACACTTAATTCAAGAACGTCCTGAATGGTGGCGCAAGAAGTTTACAGATCTAGGATATACAATTATTAAAGAAGATTATAAGGAATTCGAAAAGTATAGTAAACAACTTAAAAAGAATTTACCAGTCAAAAACTATACTGTAGTATTGAAAAATGAGCAAAATTTACGAGTCACCTGATGGCGGCAAAACAGTATTTGAACGAGATACTCAGACAGGCGAACGTATAGAAATTGTTAAGCCTTATATACCCGAATGGCATATTGACGACCATACACTTTCCAAAATAAATGATCTTGCCAAAAGCGGAAATAAGGCCTTGCAAAAAGCACTAAAAGAGCTTAAAATACTGTATAACTTGACAAGAGATAATGATGAGTAATACAGGTCTTAAACTAAATGAAATCCTAGCTGCTGTAGATTTGAACGGCAAAGATGTATGGGATGATCTAACAGACGAACAGCGTAAGAGTGTAGTTTTCTTTACTCTTAATCGCTATATAAGCAGCGTACAAGGGTCTAGAGAAGAACAAGAACACTTTGTACTGCTAGCGAATCAACGCTTTAACAAGCACTTATTTGAGCTATTAAACAAGCATCCAAAGTTGTTATGGCAACTTGCTTGTAGTTGTGGCCACGAAAGTAAAAAAGTATTTTTCCACAAATGGATGAAGCTAGCAAAAAACAAAAACAAACGTGAAGAGTTTGTAGCAACATTGTTTCCAAATATGAAAATGGCAGATGTAAAAACTTTGTGTGCAATTAATACTGATAAAGAAATAAAACAATATTTAGAAACACTAGGTTGGGATAAGAAGCAAGTAAATGCAGTCAAGCTATAAATGTGAACATTGCGGTAAAGCATTTGCAAGAGAAAAAACACTTGCAGTACACATCTGTGAACAAAAGCGCAGATGGCTGAGTCGTGATGAAAAGCACGTACAACTTGCACTTATGACATACAACAGATTCTATGAGATTGCACAAAAATCTCAAAAGAAGAAAACATTTGACGAATTTATTCAAAGCCCTTACTACAATAGTTTTGTTAAGTTTGGTAGCTTTATGAGTAACTGTAAGCCCTTATATCCTGAACGTTTTATTGACTACGTAATTAAAAGCGGTGTTAAACTTGATCATTGGTGCCGCGATGAATTATATGACGGATATCTTAGCGAACTAATAAAAATTGAAACAGCAGACAATGCTATCAGACGTACTTGTATAACAATGCAAGAATGGGCTGACGAAAATAATGCAAGTTGGAATCACTATTTTAGTTATGTTAATCTTAACCGAGCAACACATCATATTAAAGAAGGACTTATTAGTCCTTGGGTAATACTAAACTGTAAAGCAGGCAAAGAGATGCTGCAAAAGATGAACGATGAGCAACTTGAAATAATTGGCGATGTGATTAATCCTACATATTGGATGAAACATTTTAAGAAATATCCAGCTGATGTAGAACTAGTTAAAGAAGTTGTACAAGAAGGAAAAATACAATGAAGATAGGATTTACTTGTTCGACATTTGATCTACTACACGCAGGACACGTACAAATGTTACGTGAAGCAAAACAACAATGTGATTATCTAATATGCGGATTGCAAGTTGATCCTAGTGTAGACAGAGCTGAAAAGAATGCTCCTGTACAAACTATTGTAGAACGTTATACACAGTTAAATGCAGTAAAATATGTTGATGAAATAATTCCTTACAGTACTGAAAAAGATTTAGAAGACATATTGAGTATGTATGAAATCGATGTACGTATACTAGGCGAAGAATACAAAGATAAAACTTTTACTGGCAGAGCAATATGTGCAAGTAGAGGTATTGAACTGTACTATAACAAAAGAGATCACCGTTTTAGTACAAGCGATTTAAGGAAAAGAGTCTGTGCCGATTAATTTTATATTTGATGTAGATGGAACATTAACCCCTAGCCGTAGCAAAATGGATAGTCAGTTCTCTCGTTGGTTTGAACATTTTGCGACACATAATTCTGTTTATCTAGTTACAGGATCAGACAGAGATAAAACAATTGAACAAGTTGGAAATGGAATTTATAATCTAGCTGTTAGAGTGTATAACTGTT